GAGCATGGTTAGCTTCACTTGTTGCTATGGCTGACAGCATCATTCGTATTTCCAATGGTTTAAACAAAGGTATATAAACATCCATATAAGCTTGTGCTACATCTACATCTCCTTGCGTGAAGAAGGTTAAAATTTGTTTAACCAGATTTTTTTCTGATTCATTCATCTTGTTGTTCCAATCATTTACATCTTCATGCAATGGTACTTCACTTGGCAGCCAATGCATTTTTTGTTGCATATCATAAGCTTCAAATGCCCATTCATATTTAAATGGTTTATAATAATTTCTTTCACTAAATACACTCATTATTTTTCTCCGTTTCTAGTATTGAGTTACCTATTATAAAAGGTATAGCGGGCACTAAACTATTACCTAATCCTTTAAGTCTGTCCATCCTTTTGGATACCCCATTAGCCACTCGACCCACGTTGGGTTCAAGCTTCCACCAGCGCTCCCAGCCAAACGACCTTTCTTCCTGGCTTTCTCGTAGTTTGTATTCGGACCCGAGTCCTTGTAATCCCGAGCCGTTGGTGTTGGAAATGCCATTCCCGGATGACGAACTTGATCGTTCAAACTGATCGGCATTTTCTTTTCCAGTTTCATTTTCATTCTCTGTTCTGAAGAGGGACCCCTGTCGCAGTGTGCGTCTGGAGTTCTCCATATTCTTACTTTGTCTGCTAGATTGAGGCTGTGACTGTCTTTCCTGTCTTTCGTTAGTCTTCTCCCCGTTTCTGTTAATTTCATATGGGGATGTTCTATTTCCTGTGTTGTTGGAGTTGGCCACAATCCAGACTCGTTCTCTTTGGTGGTTTGCACCGACGCTCGAAGCTGAAATACTAAACGTCCTCGTGGAGTAACCTTCACTCTCCAAGTCCTCAAGTACGGTGTCAAGACCGAGTTTAATATGCCCACTAACGTTTTCTCCAATGACCCAAGTCGGCCTGCATTCCTTGACAAGTCTAAACATTTCTGGCCAGAGATGTCTTTTATCTTTTTCACCTCGTTGGCTACCTGCGACGGAGAACGGTTGACAAGGATAGCCTCCCGTGATAATGTCGATGGGAATAATTCCATCTGTTTCCAATTGTTCATTTGTTAACTCCTTTATATCTTTATATTGTTTAACATGTGGCCAGTGTTTCTTTAAAACTTTGCGAGGAAATTTTTCTATCTCACAAAATGCCACTGTTTCAAATCCACCCGTAGCTTCCATTCCAAAACTGAAGCCACCTATTCCACTAAACAAATCCAAGTGTCTAAGCATTAGGCTTGACACATAACACAGTCTTCTTCATCTTTGCTGTCCTCCCTAACTTTTCGTTCTACCTTGACGGAAATATTTTCCGCTCTCTTGATTGCTTCGCTTCTGCAATAGTATAAAGTCTTTAATCCTTTATCCCACGCGCGTCTATGTATATTACTTAATCGTCTGACGTTAACGTCTGGCGGAAAAAATAAGTTAAGACTCTGTGACTGACAGATGTACTTTTGCCTTTCAGCTGCAAGATCCACCAACCAGACTTGATCAATTTCAATTGCTGTACGAAACAAATTCTTTTCAATTGCAGATAAAGAATCCATATGATAAACCGATCCCTTATTAGCAATAATCTTTTTCCAAACATCTTTAGTATTCAACCCCTTCTTCTCTAATAATTTTTCTAAATATTTATTCTTAACCAAGAATGAACCACTCATAGTTTTTTGCGTAAAGGCATTAGCCCTTAATGGTTCAATGCTAGGGGAAACTTCCCCACATATTATTGAACTACTTGCATTCGGAGCTATGGCTAACATATGAGCAAATCTTTTTCCCGTTCCTTTTAAATCGCTAGGCTCTCCCCTTATCTTACCTAAGGAAAGATTTGATTCCAATGCCTTGTCATACATATGTTTAAACATATTTTTATTAATTCCAAAAGACATAGGACTATTCAATGCAATACCTATACGTTGTAAATAAGAATGAAATCCCATTGCTCCCAATCCTACAGAACGTTCTGCCTTAGCTGATGCTACTGCTCTCCATAAATGAGAGGGGGCATTTCTTATGAAGTGAGTAAGAACATTATCCAGCATACGCATTAGGTCATCAATGAATTGCGGGTCATCTTTCCATTCATCATAGTATTCTAAGTTAACACTTGATAAACAACACACGGCTGTTCGTTCTTCATTTGTAGGTAAAGTTATTTCACTACAAAGATTGGAATGATTAACCTTTAATCCAAGTTTCTTTAATTCTTTTGGCAAGTGTTTATTAACTGTATCAATAAACATTATATATGGTTCTCCCGTATTAACTCGTGTCTCTAATAATTTAATCCATAGTTGTCTTGCTTTTATTTCCCGTATAACTTTTTTATTATGAGGGTCAATAAGTTTCCACATCTCATCTTTCTCCAATGACTTCATAAATTTATCAGATATGTTAACTGCGTGATGAAGATTTAAATTTTTTCTGTTAATGTCACCCCCGCTAGGCTTTCTCATTTCTATGAACTCTATAATTTCTGGATGGGATATGTCCATATAACTTGCATACGAACCTCGTCTTGTTGAGCCTTGATTAAAAGCCACCATCTGTGAATCCACTACATGCATAAATGGAATGACACCTGTAGTTTTATTTCCCTTGCTTGTTGATTGATCTTGCGAACGAATGTCCCCCCAGTATCCTCCTATTCCACCACCTGAACTTGATAGCCAAATATTTTCTAAATAATGTTCACCCAATCCTTGTCGTGAATCTGGCACATAATTTAAAAAGCATGAGATGGGCAACCCTCTGTCTGTTCCACCATTGGATAGGATGGGAGTAGAAAACATAAACCATAATTTTGATGCGTAATCATATAGTCTTTTTGCATGAGCATCTGAATCTGCAAACGCAACAGCAGCTCTTGCCAATGATTCCTGGGGACTCTTTTCTTTTGGCACCATATATCTGTCTTGAAGGACAGCCTTTCCAAAATTTGTTATTAAGTTGTCGCGTGAATTATCTATGGTTGGTTGTTGTATCATCTTACTCCTATGTGAAAGTTTTAGTATAGCACACTATCGATCCGTTGTCCAGATTAATCATGTCAATGCCCTCAGAAATAATGTCGCATACTCAAATTGTTTTTCCTGTGAGAACATATCATCTACATTATCAAGCATTTGTAACTTCAGATCCTTGTTTAAATTCTTTACCACTTGAACTAATCTTATATCAACCTGTGGATAAAGTCGTTCCATTATGGGACGATATAAATAATTCAGTTGAACCCAAGCTTTCTTTGTAGCCTTTAGCTTACATTCTATAACCAGGATGTATTTGCGGTTGCGATTGGGAAGGATTATAATATCTGGTTGACACCAACCAAGACCTCTCCTATCCTCAAACGCATACCACTGTCCGTGTATGACATCCTTGCCATATATAGCCTGCAAATAATTGGCTATCCTATTCTCATAGATGAGCCCAGCCCTTTGTATCCCCCTAATCTTCGGCGAGGTTAGAAAATTAGGTTGACGATCAAGGGCTTTAGCCCATCTGAGACCTCGAATTATATTGCGCTTTTTCTGCATAAAGAAACCAATTCATCTGTGACACGGATGTAACCCGCATCTTGCATCGCTTGAAGGTATTGAGACATCTCACTTGGAGCGGTAGTCTTGTTCAATAGTTGCCGTTTAAACGCCCGTAGAGGCACGTGAGTGCGGTTATTATTAAAGACGGTACTCTCCAACCATTCCTTCATATCATGTGTAATTTTTCCTGTCTTACTCCTGCCAAATCCCTCTAAAGCTTTAGGCATTTTCTCTTCCATATCAAACATAATCTTTTTCGTTCTCTCCCAATCCCCTAAAGTTATAACTCTGTTGCCAATCCTCGAAGCATTAATAGACATCGCTACCTTTAGAAAATGAGAAACCCTACGTTGATTATACTCAACCATATTAGTATCCTTAGGTTCAGGTGGAATAAACAATCTTATATCTTTCTCAACTATCTCTTTAGCCTCTTCATCAAATACAAATCTACCATGAATGCTAGCTATTAAACTTAAGTCATATCTTAAATCTTCCAACGTATCTTCACTTACCGTTTCTTGTAATAAACTTTGAGGTATCCTTTCCCCTTGATGATAAATGGGTAAGAACCTAGACAACAACCCTTGTGATGCCGCATCCTCTGGTAAATGATCTATAAATTGCTGAGGTGTGGCACAAGCTAGCCAATTTAAACAAGGACCTTTAATAAATTGTGAAGCTCCCGTTTTAATTTGATGACTGTAAGATTCCTTACTGTCCCACATATCAGTCATAAACATTTGCAAGTATTGATAATGCCTACTCATAAAGGTACCAAATTCTGAAGTTGTCATAGTCAAAGATGAATCATAAAACAAGCCATCCCTTACAGTACCTATTCTATCATCCCATCGAGTAGTCTTATGCATTTCAACTGCTAATTTTTCGGGTGTAATTTTATCTTGAATAAGATACAAGGGATATTTCTTCAACCCATACTGCGTCAACCCACTATTAAATTCATCATCATCTTCCTTTGTTCCTACAGGTGTAGTTAATTTAGAAAACACTTTAGAAAATGGCAAGATTAAGGATACTGATTTATTTGTTCCTGGGGGTCCAATCAATATGATAAATAAATTAGGACGCACATCATAATTCGGCATTGAGAACCAACACTTGCGACCTAATGCCCCAGCTACTGCAGAAATTGCTGACCACGTAGCAAACTTGGAAGGAATGGGCGACCCTTCAACTGGTTTCGCACACGCGTTTATAAAATCTCTATTTCTTCTCATTCCATTTCCTCAAATTTTTCCATGAATCTCCCACCTCTGCGTCAGAAGGTATAATCATTTTCCTTCCTTTAACTTCAATGGGATTGTTTAAACAATCTAATACTTTAGGAATTAACATATCAACTTTATCAATAGGGCATTGACCTAACACTGCGTCATGAACTTGTCCCAATATCTCCACTCCCTCTTTAAATAATTCATTCCATATCCTATACAATCCAAGATTCAATATGTCTCCAACTAAAGATTGAGGAAGATAAGCTATGGCTTTTCTTGCATAGTGTTCGTCATCCAACCTACCCCAAAATTGCCTGCGTCTACCAAAGGGTGTTATTAAATTCCCCGTCGTTTGTAATTCTTTTACAACTTCATCATGCCATGACCTTATCCCAGGAAATGCCCCCTTAACTTTAACAAGCTGCTGCGCACCGCTGCCAATGACTTCTCCCATTTCTATAAGTTCATCAAAGCCTCCACGTTTGTCTTGCTTATGCCATCTGTTTAAATTATTTAACGGTTCAACTCCACCATAATACAGCAATTGAAATCGCTTGGCTTGTGAACCTTTGATCTTAATGTTTCTTGAAACCGTTGTGTGAGACGCGCCATAGTTAGTGCCATGACCTGCTCTCTTGCATACATCACGGTATGTATAGTTGCCGAAGTAAGGTTGCTCCGCCAGTTCCCTGTTCTGTTCCTGGTCTTCTGACCAACCCAAGTTAGGCCACACCATTCTTGCTACTTCCGTATGCAGATCAGAACTTTCTACTGCATTAATATATCCTTCGTCTCCAGACAGATAAGCTGTCGCTCTGGATTCCGCCGCCTGTAAGTCAGCATAAAACATAATGCGTCCACGATCGGGAATAAAAACAGCCCGCAAATCTTTTGTAATGTTTTGAAGATTAGTTCCCGTACCCCAGGGAGATTCCTTTGAAGACCAGCGACCCGTCTGCGTCCCAGCCACTTGATAGGTACAGCGAATGCGACCATCCCCATCTCTCTTTGAAGCCAGCACCGTCAACATTTTATCAATGTCTCTTAATGCTATAATGGTTTTACAGAATGGACGAGCACGAGGATACTCTTCAATCAAATGCTCAAGAGCACTGTGATCTGTAGAAATTCTTTGCTTACCCTTTTCATACTTAACTTCCTTCGGAAGATTTAAATATGTATAAAGTATTTCTTTTAATTGATAATGGCTGTTATGATTTAAATTCTTATCCCATACTGCGTTCGCGAATAAGTTAAGCATGCGTTCAAGCTTAAGCTTTTTCTTTTTCAAGGGGGCACGTATCATTGTAACCGCCCTTTCATCTACTCGAAGACCGCGCAATACCATAGAGATGGCAGGCCCCAAGCAACTGCGTTCAAATTCGTAAGTGTTTTTAGTATGGTTGTCTAGTTGGGGGGATAGTTTATTCCAAACTTCTGATGTTATTTCACAATCAAGACCGCAATACACCCATAACGATTGTTCCTTATTGAGTTCCTCGTTCTTTATATTCGTGTTTCGGATTATCCTCGCCATTTAGTTTCTCCTGTATCTCCCCAGCAATAGCCATGTACGCTGCGCCATCAGCATAGGTATCCCTGGTTCTCTTACCTAATTTAGTTCTTGCTATTTTTAATAAGCACATCATCACAGCGACCTCATGCCCCGTGAGTGGGTGGTCAAGATAGGCTGACCATAGTTTAGCAATGTTGTCATGGTTAATAACTTTGTCTCCATATTCTATAGCTCTATTACCTTCAACTAAAGTCATTGCGTCTCTTAGAAAGTCTAAGGTTTTTTTTGTTTCTATCATACTCTCCCTCTCTGTATCTAATAAATTCTTTTCGTGCTCGACTTGGATCTACTTCCGCTAGTGAACACACCAATTCAAACTCCTCTTTCTTATCTTTTAACCATCGTTCTACGTCTTCTTTATTTCGCAAACCGTCTTCAGACTTACCCTTGTAGGCAAAGTCCTGGGCGGCTTGATCTAAAACTGCTCGCCATAGAGAGATTAAATTCTCTACGTCCTTTACATTTTCGGGCAACGGTTTGACCGAAAACAATTGTGATTGTTTCATTACATCTATGCATCTGCTTTAGTACTCTTTGAAAACTTGGCTAATGTTTTCCAAGCACTCTCATTTGTATATATAGAGCCAAGAAAAGCCAAACCTTTTTCTTGTTCTGGTTGTAATGAATGTTGTGCATGCATCGTATCATGAATGATACCCTTGACATGTATTTTCATCTTGTATGCTAACCATGACACATCATATAATTGATTCTGTGCCACCTTAACAATCTTTTCGTTCTCCAGGATTTTCTTTACCCAGTGCCAGGCTGCGACTTCATCAGTAGCAGACCAGTAATTATTTAATTCTTTATTCTCGTCACGAAAAGGAACAACCATTGCAGTAGTAGGGTTGGGTGCAAAGCCTATACAAACAATAGAGCCTTCTGCCGTTTCAATATCAAATGCGAGAGGGTTGTCGTGATTTGCTTCACTGATAAATTTTTTTTCAAATTCATCCAGATCAGTGAGTGTAGGTTCGATCCATACATCTCTGTCTGTGTGTTGTAATTGTGTGGAGAGGGATTCTCTTTGTGCTTTCTGTAAGTCAGCTACGAAATGTGGTCGCCATTTAAAATTTTTTAAAACACTAACAGGACTATAAGTAGGTATAATTTTATAAGTGGATACGTTAGAATTGCGCAATGAGGTTGTGAAAGTTGCGCCTCTATATGTACCAATCTTATCTAGTCCCGTTAATGCCCACAAGGACAAGGAGCCCATAGGAATGATCACCCTGGGTTGAACGTCCTCGATCTCTTTGTGCAAACGCACTATTTCATCTTCAAATTTTTGTTTAAGGTATCCCTCTTTCTTTGGTGGTAAACTTGATCGCCACTCATTCTCTTTACCCAAGGCTTTATATTCTTTTCGCTTGTGAAAAAAATATTGAGTGTCATTTTGATGGGGCTTTAGTTGTATGGTGTGAGTGAGCAAGCAGTCGTCGAGGTCTATCTTGGCAATGTCACAAAGCTCGCTGAATAATTTTCCCGTGCCCCCTTGCAGGATTTTATTAGCGATTGTTTCACTGTTAGTAGGGTACTCGAATATAAAAGCAATCTTGCAATCCTCAACTGATTTAGGCTTGCGAGACTTTATTCTTTTATTGACTGCGTACTCACTCATAAAGACGTTACTTCTTAATGACGCGTTTGATTGACGCGACAAGTACGTCTTTATTTCTGCCGACCATCTCGTGTTTCACAACACCACTAAATGTTTGACCGATTGCTTGCTCAAGCAATTCGCCGAACGATGCTCCATCGCCCATGTCAAGTGCCTTCACAAGGAAAGCTTTTAGTGACAATGCAGGATTGTTTTGTTGCATTGCTTTTGGTGTTGCCCAAAACTCTATTCGAGTTGGTTCAGCATTGGATAAATCTGAATCCGTAAGATCAGATTGTATGATTCCAACTGCCTTGCAGTTAATCCTAACCAAAGGAGTTTGGTTTTCACCCACCCTATCAGAACGATAAGATGTAATGGTGAAATCATAACTGCCTTCAGGCAAGGTAACTGACTCAGGCACATCTCCTGGAGTCATACTTAAAAAGTCATTAACATCAGACATTGGTTTTACCTCCTGTATTATTTGTTAATTTATCTTTCGCGTTCTTTTGAATCGCATCAAATAATTTCGCTAGATCTAATTCATAGTTAGCCTCTAATAATTTAGGTGCTGTTACTTTTAAATCCATCTTGTGATCTGATACTGTTCGGAGTGTGCGTTCCACTCCTTTACTTGAAGCCCTAGTGTCTATTCGGCACACACAATTAAAGTATCGTCCTATCTTAGTAGATAATTTAGAACCAACACTTGTTGGGTATGCTTTGGAAACACCTAAGTCTCCCTCCATGTACTGCATGTGAGTAGTAACCACTACATTACAAGGAACTTCCGATCCCGTTATATACTGTATAATATGTTGGACATCACGCGCCGCGGTTCCCCACTCGGGTTGAGTAGGTTGGTCTGTTGGTTTCTTATTATTAAAAACCAAAGCACCACGCAAAGCTGATTCGCCCATCAATGTCAAGCTGTCTATAACAAGAACATCTTTGTTAGTCCACGATTTAACGGGACCAAAATCTTCATCTCCATCTTTCCATTGCGTAATTAATTGAACACCCTTGCGAAAAGCACTTGCTTGTCCGAGAGCATCTTTTAATGTAACATAAGACACACGTTTAACTGCGTCCTTATTTAGAAATTCGGGGAGAATAGATAAGCCGTCATCATAATCTAATATGCGTAAGTTATAACCTGCATTTGCTAATGAAGATAAAGAAGCTGTCTTACCAGATCCCGAATCTCCTACAAGCAATAACTTAGTATAGTCAGATGACTTGTGATTTTTTATGTTTGCCATTTCTCTCTCCTATAAAATTATATTTTAACATTTTTTTAAATCCGTGTCAACTCTTTTCTAATATTATTTTTCCTAAAGCGTAGATTAAAAATCCCACTCCAATATTAGATATTAATATTGCTATTAATAATATGTGTGTTAGTGTCATATCATTGTCCTCCACATTGTGATAATAAATTTAGCAGTACTAGAACAAAAATTATTCTAGTTAAAATTCGTGGATCCCAGTACCATGATGGTGGTTCCTGGTTTCGCTTACCTTGTCTCATATTATGCATTTGCTTTTTCATATGCCTCCTGTAAATCGGGGTGTGGTTCTTTTTCAAAATCATTTTCCAGGAATAAGTTTCTCCGGGACGGTGATGCGCTGCACACCTCCTTGAATCGACAGCCACCATAGTTATTACAAGCAGTAAAATCTGCTGGATAGTATTGCTTGTTAAAATAGTTAGTTGATACATCCAACGTATGCAATGCGTCTTTATACCATTCCTTAATTAAATCCGTTGGTACATTGTATACACTACGATTGAATCTTGTGAAGTGAACTCCCGTTTGCACTGCGTCCACAATAAATCCTACTATATCCAAACCAAGAACTTCCCGTGCGGCCCAGAGATATGAGAATACCTGGTTGTTTGGCATAAAGTTGCTGAAGTAATTAGAGTTAAGTGTACTCTTTGTTGTCTTTACATCACATAAATAAAGTTTACCATCCAACTGAACTATCTTATCGATGCGACCAGAAAATCTATAGCCGTTGCCGAATGGAACTTCAAACCTCTGCTCTAGGCAAGGCTCTCCACTAGGCATAGTTGCTATTTCAAATAGGTCTTCCCAATATTCTTCGGCTCTCCATACTATAGCACGAAGGACTGATGTCAGACCACGTGCCTTGTCCTCTGCCTGGGATAATGCTTCCCCATATTCCAGGAGTACAGCTTTAATGGAAGCGACTACAGCCTGATCCTTTGTTGCCCCCTTACATTTCTCCGTATCGAGTACTTCAAATCCCATATGCACAGCAGAACCAAAGCCCGTTGCCATACCATAAGTCTTTGACCTATACCCTTGCAAGTTTGTATAATTATATAAACGGGGGCAGGAAAGGAATGATGATAGACTAGATGTATCCCATATCTTTTGAATGGGTCTGCCATCTTGGAGTATAAACTTTTTTAATCTATCTGGTTGTTCCATTACGCCTCCTTTACAAGCATAGCTAGTGGGTCTTCCTTATATTGTTTTGGTTTTGTTCTCGCCGCTTTGGAGGTGATGCGTTTACCTGCACTCTCCGTTGCACGAATGTTTTCCCGGGTCGCCCTTAAATATTTAACGATTTCATTTATGTCGTTATCATTCTCGGCTAGTTCTATTGGATCTTTTTCCAATAACTCTGTGGGAATTTCTAACTCTTGCACTTCTTCTTTTTCTTTAGCCATTATTTATCCTTTACTTTTACAACTCTCTTGAATTTTCTACCCACAAAAAACACAATTAAGTTAACTATTGTATTGGTTGTAACCATAATAAGTAACCACCATTGCCACATTTCAATCTTTGTCATTTACTCCTCTCCATCAAGTTCATCTCTTGTATTAGGTGTTGCTAATGTAGTAACATTAGGTTCTGTTTGCCCAGGAACTACGTTGATCGCCCGGACAATAGCATCGGGGCTAGTAATTAACCCAGACTTAATCTTATCACTTGCATTATTCATCACATATATTCTTTTATGACTATGCCATACTAATCCAGCATTCTTTAAAATTTTCTCGGCTTCGTCTTTGCTTTCAGCTTCGACAATCCAATGCTGTGTATTCATATGTGAAGTTGTTATATCATATTTCATTCTCTCATCTCCTTCTGTTATAGTAGTAAATGATTAGCATACCCACTATGGATATGATAATCATATCAGTTAAACTCATTTCCTTCTCACCTTTAATCCAAGTCGTATGCGTCTTCGGTTGCGTCTCTTTGTTGACCCAACTTTTCTACGACCCTTATGCCTTTTTCTTTTTAAATCTGCTCGGCTCATCTGGTTTCTCTCTCCTTACATATGTCTCCATACCTTCATAGCTAGAGACAATCCAATAGTCATCATCGGTTGTATGCTTTCTTCGTTTGTCCTCGACCACCCTCTTTCGATACTTGGGTGTTCGCACTTCTTGTGCCATTGGATTCCTTTTCTTATTCATCACACTTGATTGGGTCTTTTACCTTGCTACAATA